TCAAGCAGAATTATTTGAGTGGGGATCTAGTTGGTTGAATTTTTCTGATCTTATTATTGATAAGGGTAACAACGTTACCTTTGTTACGAGTAATAAGAATCAAACTGTTGGACACAACATGCGTCTTGACATCTTTGAGATGCTCAAGAAGGTAGATGTATCTAATGGACTACAATACTATGCACATATGTCACCTCCTTTCCATCAACGGAGGAATGATTTCTTTGAGAACGCTAAGTTTCATATTACAGTAGAGAACTCTCGCCAACAGAATTACTTTACTGAAAAGGTTATTGATTGCTTTGCTTCAAAAACTGTACCCATTTACTATGGTTGTCCTAACCTTAGTGATTGGTTCAATATGGATGGTGTGATTGTATTTCATGATATGGAAGAGCTTGAACTTATCCTAAGACATCTGGATACTGAAATGTATGATTGGAGAAAACCTGCAATCGATCAGAACTATGAAATTGCTAAGCGTTTCCATAGTGAAAACGATGTAGTGCCTAGACTTACAAATAAAATCAAGGAGTTTGTAGGGAAATGAGAGTAAGTTTTTGCATTCCTACGCATGATAAGAACCCTAGGTGCCAACAGTATCTGTTTGACATCTTTCATAGTCTGTCATTGCAGAAGGATATGAACTTCAATGTTTGGGTGTCTGATCATGGCACATCAAACAAAGTTCAAAGAGCATGTCAAGAGTATGATGATCTGTTCGAGATCAATTATGTTCAGAACACAGAAAAGATAGGTAACATTTCTGCTAATACCAATAACGCTATGCGTTTAGCAGATGGTGACATCTTGAAAATTATCTTCAGTGATGATATGATTCTAACTAAGAATCTAAGTTCTGAACTTGACGCTACCTTTACTGAAGGAGTGGAGTGGGCAGTGACTGGATTTGCTCATACCTTAGATGATGGTAAGACTCACTACAACCCTAAGATTCCTGTCTATAACAATCGTTTGCTAGAGGGTGTCAACACTCTCAGTTCTCCATCTATTCTTGCTCTCCGTAATGGGTGTGAGGAATACTTTGATGAAGAACTTACTATGCTGATGGACTGTGACATGTACTATAGGTTGTATGAGAACTATGGGGAACCAAAAGTTCTTAGTCACTACCACATCTCTAATAGAGAACACCCCCATCAAACACAACGTAAGTATGAGAACCTTATGCCTCAGGAGATTGAATATTTGAAGGAGAAGCATAAATGATTGGATTCAATCACCTGGGTCGTCATGGTCGTCTGGGTAATCAGATGTTTCAGTATGCAGGACTACGTGGCATTGCTGCTAAGCATGGGTATGACTTCTGTATTCCTCCTAGCGATTTTCAAGACCAATGGACTGACCATCAATTGTTTGAGTGCTTCAAACTTACTGGACTAACGAATATTGCAGTGTGTCCTGGACCTTACGTACAGGAAGAACATTTTCACTTTGATAAGAACCTGTTTGACAACATGCCTGATGGGCATAATGTCTACGGGTATCTACAAAGCGAAAAATGGTTCAAACATATTGAATCTGAAATCCGTGAGGACTTTGAATTCAAAAACAATATCAAAGAACCATGCCAAGAAATGATTGGTTCGGTTGACCGACCAATTGCTCTGCATGTTCGGAGGGGTGACTACATAACTAACTGCGACAACCACCCTCCATGCACCAAGGATTATTATGAACGTGCCCTTTCGCACTTTGATTCTGACAGGACTGTCGTTGTTTTTTCTGATGATCCTGCTTGGTGTAACGAACAATTTGTAGATGATCGTTTTTTGATCTCTGAGGGTGGCGACAATGTTGCCGACCTCTGTATGATGAGTCTATGTCACGACTTTATCATTGCTAACTCATCATTCTCATGGTGGGGGTCTTGGTTGAGTGCAAACTCAGACAAGACAATCATCGCCCCTAACCGTTGGTTCGGTGACGGGTATACTAAAGACCACGACACCTCTGACCTTTACTGCCCTAACTGGAAATCTATCAATGTCTGAAACAATCCACCAAGAAGGTGTTGAAATTCAAGATCTTGGAATATACGAAGATCTTCAGATCCAACCGGTAAACTCCTGGGACCTGACTAAAACAACCTTCATCATTCCTTTGCGAATTGAAAGTGTTGATCGGATGCGTAACATCACGACAACACTAGTGTATCTTCTGCGTAATTTTGATACTCAGATCATTATCAAGGAACATGATGTTGAATCTATTTTCTTGAAGAGTGTGGTGCCAATGCTTGATGAAGCATTGCCTCCTGAGAAGATGGAGAAGATTCATCATATCTTTGAGGAGAGTAATGATAAAGTCTTCCATAGGACTCGTTTGATCAACGACATGCTGATGTTGGTTGAGACCCCTGTGGTCTGCAACTATGACTGTGATGTCTTGCTGCCGATGAACAACTACATCTTGGCGCAGAATGCCATTCTAACCGGTTGGGTTCCCCCAAATGATCCTGAGGCAACTCCTGAACCTGTGAAGTGTGTCTATCCTTATGGGTGTGGAGACTATCAGTACCAGTTACGAGTTACTGATGAGGACTGTACTCGGTTCATCAACAGCAACTTCAACTTCAATGCATTTGAGAAAAATGCAACTTTGTATGATGCCAAGTTTGGTTTCGTACAGTTCTTTGACACTAAAGAATACCTTCGATTGGGTGCAGAAAACGAAGGGTTTGTTGCTTATGGATATGAAGATGACGAACGTTACAGTCGCTTCAATCTTTGTTCACAAGTGCTGCGTCTAAATGATTTGATCTATCATATGGAGCACCGTCGTACTCCTAACTCTTGGTTCAACAACCCTCACATCGAAGAGAACCGTGCGTTGTGGGAAAAACTTGGCAACATGAGTAGGGACGCTATTGAAGAATATTATAAGGATCCCCTATACATGGTGTATCGTGGTGTCCGCAATGGCAAACGCCCTGGCACGGATGACTGATAGGAATAAGTCTATCGACAAACTGAAGGGGTTCCCTAAAGTTCTTTGGATCAATCTAGACCGTGTGACCCAGAGACGGGAATACATGGAAGATCAATTGAACTACTGGGGACTCACTGATAACCACCGCATCAGTGGTATTGATGGTGATGAGTATGAGGACAACCTGAAAGGTTCTGTACCTCATAATATGAACAAAGGTGAGATTGCATGTGTAATGTCTCACCTCAATGCTCTACGTTATTTTGTCGAAGAGACTGACCTAGATGAAATCTTCATCATGGAGGACGACATCGATCTCTCCACTGTCAAGCATTGGACTTTCACTTGGAAGGATGTTAGGAAGCGACTGCCCATCAACTGGGACTGCCTGCAACTAACCATCATCAATCCCAATGGGATTACTCTCAAGTTACATCAAAGGTTCATCAATGATTTCTCTGCTGCTGGTTACTTGATCAGCAGGCACCATGCAACCAAGGTCCTCCGGTGTCACCTCCGTGGCAACCAGTGGAAACTGGATCAGAACATCAGACCTCGTGCAGTTTCAGAGGATTTGATTCTTGACAGTGGTAAATCTTATTCTACTCCTTTGTTCAACTACAGATTAGACATGGGTTCTGCTATTCATGAAGAACACATTGACATCTTTCATAAGGGTAGTAATGAGGCATTAGCAGAGTTCTGGGAGAGAGATGCTAGAGAGCATACTGTCGATCAGATTATGGAACTAGATGAATATTGTGGTAGAATACCACCATCAGTGTATATGGAACACGCACAAAAGCAATGACAGACGAGATCCTGACGCAACCTGACTTTACTGAACCCTTTTTCTATGACCACATAGGTGTCTTTGAGAACTTTGTGCGTTGGGAATTCTGTGATTCTTTACGTGAGGTTTTTGAATACTGGTACAACAAAAAGCATTTCGTAGGAGAATCCTCCGAACATTCAGTCACAAAAATTGGAGAAAATGATTTTACCATTGACCACTTCAATGATGGGGAGTCTCAATTTCCTAAAGGTGGCATGGGTCGTAAGGACCATCAACTTTACCTTGAAGTTTGTGACACGACGATGACCGCTCAGGTCAATCAAGCAATCGGTCAAGCATTTGAGATGTATGTACAGAAGTACAAAGGTCTTGTTGATTCTGCTGATCCCATTTCTTCATGGACTTGTAAACTTCAACGTACAGATCCTGGCGGTGGATATCATGTATGGCATTGTGAGAATGGTAACTTCCTCTACCGTGACCGTGTGCTGACGTGGATGATTTATCTGAATGATATCCCTCCTGAGAATGGTGGCGGCACTGACTTCTATCACCAGGAGAAAACGTTCCATCCTAAGAAGGGAACTATTGTTCTCTGGCCTGCTACTTACACCCACATGCACAGAGGTGGATTCCTTACAGGGGATGAATCTAAGTACATTGCTACTGGATGGTTCTTACGTGAACCTGGTAACGTTACGAACCGTACAGTAAGCGAAGCAATGGGTAAATCAAAACCTGTGGACAACCTAAATTGATTTTTTATACGTGCATAACCAACGGATACGACTCCATTCCTGACGCATATGTTGAGGAAGGTTGTCGGTATGTTTTGTTTCATGATGGAAGCATTCCTACAACCAAAGGACCGTGGGAGTACGTACATCTTGATGATCTAAATGTAAAACTTCCCGACTGTCCTGTTAGGAAGTCATATGTTATCAAGCATGAACCGCATATATACTTCACACAGTCTTCTGATCTGACTGTGTGGGTAGACGCAGCATATAATATAACCCTAGATCTGGTTGAATATAGTAGGAAAGTCTTTCGGCATCCTCATAGTTTTGTTGTACTACAAGAGCACCCTGACC